TTAAATTCTTCGGTATTCGCCTTGTTTTGCTTTGAGGAGCTCTGCTGGTATAGAAGCTGGTTCTGCTGCCATAGGAAGTATTTCAATAATCTCATCTTCCTCTTCTTCTTCTTGCTGGTAGCCTTTTTTTAGGTTTTTATATTCTTGCAATTCATTCTCCAATGCCATTATTTTCTCCTTATACATTGCTTCTTTTTCCTCCTTTTCCTTGATAATAGCCTCTTTATCCTTTACTTGGGCTTCTAATAACGTTATATATTTATCATTATTAGCTGCTGGCGGGTCCTGCTGGTCGGCTTCTTTTACCTCTTCTTTCAGCATTTTCCCCTTCCCCGTTAATAGCCATTCAGGACTTATGTCTAAACAATTGTCTAAAACTTTATTTAAAACACCCTCACCTAAGTCGGCATTTCTCCTTAATTGAGTACCTAAATAACCATTAGATAACCCACATTTCTTTTCAAAAGAACTATTGTTAATCCCTTTGCTATCAATATATTGAATAACTCTATTTATTGCTTTCATAAAAATAATTAGAAAAAAGTTTAAAAATAATTTGCACGTTTAAACTATTGTCTATATCTTTGCGCCAGAATTGGAACAATAAACAACAATGGACAAAAGTAAGAAAAAAAAGTATAACAAGTACAATGCAAGCGTAATAAATGCATTGATTGAGAAGCACGGCTTCTCAGGGCGATACATTCGCCAGTGTATAAGCGGCGAGCGTACAAGCCTCTCAGCCGACAAAATCAGAAAGGACTACCAAAGTATGATAGCACCTTCTGAAAAGAAAGTAAAAGAATTTTTAAATGATTAAGCTATGGACAAACTAATCACAATCACCGAGCAAAGGGGCATTCAATTAGTAGATGCCCGCGAGCTTCACCGAAAGCTTCAAACCCGCAGAGACTTCTCCAATTGGATAAAAGGACGCATTCAGGAATATGGTTTTATTGAAAATGAAGACTATTTTACTGAAAATCAATGGTTCGCCAAAATTGGCGAATCAAAAGATATTGAAAATAAGAACTTTACCAATATAGGGGGAGATAGGAGAAGTAAAAATTACTTTCTTACCATCAATATGGCAAAAGAGCTGGCAATGGTAGAACGCAATGAATGGGGCAGGAAAATACGCCGTTACTTTATCGAAATGGAAAAGATAGCTCAGCAGTCTATCATCAAAATGCCCCCCTCGCTCAATGTCTACGGCAAGGAAGCCCTGCCCTATATAGAGTGGTTGCTACTCCACCAGTACTCAGTTACCAGCGGGCAGTATCATCACCGCATCCGAAAGTACCCCCAGCACTTCCACCGCACCGCCGAAGGCAAGTGGTATATCAATAAAGAGTTTGCCGATGCCCTTTTGCAACTGCGCAACGGCTATCAGCAGCTTACCAAGGTCCAAGGACTGCCACAAATAGTACAATTAGAATTAAAATTTCATCAAGCATAACACTATGGAAACACTATCAACAGTACCGCTAAAAAATATAATCATTAGGCAAACTTGTGTTTGTGAAGATATTGATAAAAAAGCAAAAAGAACAACACACATTATAACAGAAGTAGAAGTAGGAGGTGAACTAATGCTTTATTCTAAAATGAATGTATTTTCTTATAACGAATCTTACATTAAAAAAGCACTAAACCTGTTACTGCTTGGAAATAAGAAAAACAACGATAAAATAATAGTACTATGAAAAAGTTATTAAAAAAACTTCTCGCACCATTGATACGAGAAGTTGTTGCAGAGGAACTTAAAGAGGTTCGTTTCAACCTTAAAATTCTTTTACTTAGGGAAGCCGTACGACAGGTTTTTTCGGAAAAAGAAAGAAGGTCTCAATAACATCACGAACAGCCTTTACATCCTCTTCATTTAGCCCTTCCTGCAATTCTTTTACACAAAGTGATTGCATTATGGGAATGAAAGGATGATTAGAATTAACGTTGTAGATATGGTACAACATTACCAATAAATCTCTAAACTCATAAGTTGAGTTCTCTAAATACTCTGCGAGTATTTCAATACTACTTTCCATATTATGTAATATTAATGTTTCAAAGCGCAAATATATGAGAAAAGTTCTGTAAGTCAATAAGTATAAAGTAAGATTTGAGAAATATAGATACTCAAATTAGTCAAAACTCAATTTAAAAACCTTTTAAACCCTATTTAAAATGAATGTAGATGTACACTTACACCGTATCCGCAATGGAAAAACAAGCCCCTCTCTTATAGGACTTGTCCCCGACCTTGAAGTAGAAAGCTATCAAGAGGCGTTAAATCACCCCGATGTGCAAGAGATGATCCGCCAAACCTATGGCAAACACTTTAAAATTACAATGTATGCCGTTAAAGGCAGAGAAGTAGAATTAGCAGAAGTAGAAATCACAAAATCAAAAGCAATATGACAGCAAAAACCATTTGCCTCCTCAATGATGATTGCCTTATCGTAGGCAAAGAGATACGCACTACCTTCTTAGGTATCGTTGTAAAGCGCAAGTACATACGCTATCCCAAGCCCGTAAAATATCAACGTTAATCACAAGCTCTATTTTTTAACACCTCCCCAGTGTGGCTATGAGCCACAGCCCAGCGCAGCGGTTCGCAACCGCACTGGGGAACAAGTCCAACGACAAAATATAAACCGATGTTTGAATATATAGATAACATATTATGTGTATCGGCTTCGTGGTTATACGGAGAGGGCGAGATAATGTCTAAAAACAACTATGACAAACTCGTCCAACGTAAAAACCTCAAAAAACTCAATACGGGAGGCAACGGGCGTACCGCTTGGGTAGCATTCAATTCACTACCCGAACGCTTCAAAGATAAGATAACCTCACAGTGCGACCCCTACGAGCGCACCAAGCACATTCTCTTTGAGGACTACATCACCCCCGACCACTATGCCGAAGACTTCTTTGCTACCTATACCGTTGAAGGCGATGAGGGCGAACAAACCTCTATCCCCGAAGATAGGCGAAAAGAGTACACACACAACGCTATGATACTCTCTGCCTGCTACTTCATTGCTACCAACGTAGTAGTACGCAAAAAGTTCGGCAATAAGCAAGTATGGGACAATATGGCAAGCGTAATTGCACAACTCCCCCGCCATACCTACAAACACAAGCTGCCCACCAACCCCCGCGACCTCAAAGCCAAAGCTCTTGCTTTCAAAGGCGTAAAAACCTCCAAACGCTATCCTGTAGCAGGCTACGAGGGGCTTATACACAGCGGCTACCTCAATAAAACCGCCGCTAAACTCACAGGAGTAGCTGCCGAATGGACACTCGCCCGCTGGTGCAACCAAGTAAATAAATGCGCCAGTCTCACACAATTACACGCCGAGTATAACGATAAAGCTACTGCCGAAGGGTGGAAGCTCATCAAAGACGAAAAAACGTTTTACAACTATCTATATGATGAGGAAATACAGCCCCTATGGTGGGGACATCGTTACGGAGAACTCGCCTACAAAGAAAAGTACGGCTTCCAACACAAAACCAAACTGCCTACAATGCGCGACAGCCTTTGGTACAGCGATGGTACAAAACTCAATTATTACTATTTAGACGAAAACGGCAAAATGGCTACCTGCCAAGTATATGAAGTGATAGATGCTTATAGCGAAGTACTTTTAGGGTACTACATAGGTCATAAAGAAGACTATATAGCACAATACAACGCCTACAAAATGGCAGTAAAAACCGCAGGTTATCGCCCTTACCAAATAGCGCACGACAACCAAGGCGGGCATAAAAAACTTACCGCAGGCAGCTTCCTTACCCAAATAGCACAAGTGCAAACAGCCACTAAGCCCTACAATGGTAAGTCAAAAACCATTGAGAGCGTATTTGGCAGGTTGCAAAGCCAGTACTTAAAGCGCGATTGGTTCTTTTCGGGTATGAATATCACTACCAAAAAAGACGAGAGTAAAGCCAATATGGAATACATACTTGCCAACCAAAAAAGCCTCCCCACACTCGATGAGGTAAAAGAACGTTATTTGCAGCGCAGGCGTGAGTGGAACGAAGCCCCCCACCCCAAAACAGGCAAACCACGCATACAAATGTACTACGAAAGCTATAACCCCGATACCAAAAAAGTAGAAATGTGGGATATGATTTCCCTCTTTTGGATTACCCGAAAAGAGCCTATCACTTGCGATGCTTCGGGTATTAGCTTCACCGAAAAGAAACAAAAATACAGCTATATGGTCTATCGTTCAGACGGCTTGCCCGATGTAGATTGGTTAGAAAAGAATATAGGCAAAAAATTCATAGTGAAGTTTGACCCCGATAATGCAGACCTTATATACCTTTACGAAGATACCCCATTAGGGCTTAAAATGGTAACAGGTGCCGAAATTAAGAAAGAAGTACATCGCAACATACAAGAGCAAGACGACTTTGAAGCTGCCTACTTCAAACAAGTACAAAGCCTCACCGATGAGAAACGCATCAGCCGCCGAGACACTACCGAAGAGTTGTTAGAAAAATTCGGTATGAGTGCCCACCAGCAAGGGCTAAGCCTCCCCGCCGTCAAAGGAGTTGAAAGCCGTAGAAAAAACAGAAAAATTACCAATGCCGATACCTTCGGCAGCTACCAAAAAGCCCTTTCCAATACTAATTGGGACGATGAGCAATGGGAAACCCTCGAAAGTACCCCCATAACTATCAGCAATATCTTATAATTCAAAATGAATATCTAAAATGAATACACAAGAAAAACAACAAATCGCCCAAGCCCTCAACGATTTTTGCAACCGCAAAGGCAACCAAAACAAAGCCGCTAATGCCCTCAAAGGCGTATCATCAGCCACCATTACCCAAGTACTTAAAGGCAATTGGGATAGTATAGCCGACAAAATGTGGCGACTCATCAAAGCCCAAATATTTGCCAAAGAAGACTGGGTGTGTGTAGAAACAGCTGCCTACCAAACCCTCACTGCCCTTATTAGCGATGCCCAAGAGCACAGCCAAGTATATGCTATCATCGCCCCCGCAGGTAGTGGCAAAACCAAAACAATGCAGCTTTACGAAAAAGAAAACCCCAACGCCTATATGGTACAGTGCAACGAGTTTTGGAACAAAAAAGCCTTTATGGGTGAACTCCTTTCAGCAATGGGGCGCGACAGCAGCGGGCTCACGGTAAACGAAATGGTAAACGAAGCCGTGCGAGTGCTAAAATCTACTGAAAACCCAGTAATTCTATTAGACGAGTTCGACAAAGTAAACGACCAAGTATTGTACTTCTTTATCACCCTTTACAACCTCTTAGAAGAGCATTGCGGTATTGTAATGTGCGCTACCGACTTCCTCGAAAAACGCATCAAACGAGGACTCAAACTCAACAAAAAAGGCTATAAAGAAATATACAGCCGCATAGGGCGCAATTTCATAGAAGTAAACGCCATTACCCAAGCCGACTGCATACAAATATGCACCGCCAATGGTATCACCACAAAAACCGATATAAAAGCCGTATGGGCAGACTGCGAAGGCGACCTTCGCCGTGTAAAGCGCAAAATACACGCCCTCAAACTCGCACACCTTGAAGCCACTAATAACTAAAAATTAACAACTAAACAATGGCACAAGCATACACCCCAAAGCAGATACTCAATAAAAAGTTCAAACTCCTACCCTTCGATGGGCAATGGAAAGACTTTGTAGGCTGCCCCGACCGCGCCTTTTCAGCCATCATATGGGGAGGCTCTTCCAGCGGCAAATCGTCCTTAGCAATGCAATGGGCACGCTACCTTACCCAGTTCGGCAAAGTAGCCTACAACTCCTTAGAGGAAGGCGTATCACACACTGTGCAAATGAATATGGAGCGCAACTGTATGGACGGCGTAGAAGGCAAATTCCTATTATTAGACAACGAACCCCTACCCGAACTCATCGAGCGAATGAGCAAACACAAGTCCCCCGATTTCCTCATCATCGACTCCGTACAGTACCTGCGAGTAGATAAAGAAGATTACAAAAAGCTCAAACGCCTAATGAAAGAACGCAGCAAAGCACTTATACTCATTAGCCAAGCCACAGGCAAAGAACCCAAAGGCGAGCTCGCCGACTTTGCACGTTACGATGTAGATATGAAAATACGCGTAGAAGGCTACAAAGCCTTTCCCGAAGGAAGACTTAACGGAGGCGGACACCCCTTTGTAATATACCCCAAAAAAGCAGCCGAATATTGGGGCGATATAGATAACTGATAATTCATAATTCAAAAATCATAATTACCAATATGCCACCCTTTTCATACACCCTTGCCCAACATTTAGAGCTCACCTATCTTGAATACGAAGCCCTACGCCAGCACTATTTTGAACACTGGTGCGCCCACCTAAGCATTCCCCTACTGACCAAAAATGACCACCTGCTGAATTGGTACGCCCAGCAATGGCATATACAAGTAGAACGCCCCATAGAGCAAAATTACAGCGATGCCCTATCCCTATACACTCCCGAAGACATCCACCTGCTCATACTCATCTATGCCGAAAACATTTTGCAGTACTACCCCAGCGTATTGTTAAAGTTAGCCCTCTAAATATAATTCAAAATTCACAATTCAAAATTCATAATTATCATAATGGAAAGCAGAATATTAGCATACACCGAAGCCCTTGCCCTCGACACCTTCCTGCAAGTACTCACCCCCGAGCAACGCATCCTCACCTGCCAATACCGCGCAGGACACACCAACAAAGTACCCACCTTAGTACAGAAACTACAAGACTGGGTCAGGAGAAACAGCTGGCAACCCCCCACCTTTCGCTACGAACCCGAAACCTTAGAGCTACAATGGAAAGACGACAAACACCAATGGCAACCCCTCAGCACACACCCCCTGTACAAAGCCGAAGTCAGCCATTAACGTACGGGCGAATAGCAATTCGCCCTACCCGTCCCACCGAACACCAACCGAACACCAACCGAACACTAACCGAACACAAGCAAAATTCAAAATTCAGAATTAAAATTAATAACTTAAAATCATAATAAAAAAATGGCAACAAGAACCAAAAAAATCGTACAAACAGGCGTTACCAAAGAACAAATGGAAACCTCATTATCAGACTACGCCAAAGCAGAAGCCGAAATCGCCAAAATCAATGCCACCATTGATGTAGAAGTAACCAAAATACGCGACAAGTACGCCGAAAAAATCGCCAATTTACAGCAAATCAAAGACGACAACTTCGATGTACTACAAGCCTACGCAATGGAAAACCGCGATACCCTTTTCACCAAGAAAAAGTCCCTCGACAGCCTACACGGCACCATTGGCTTCCGCACAGGAACCCCAAAGCTCAAAACCCTCAAAGGCTTCACTTGGGGAGCCGTTACCAACCTCCTCAAAGAGTTCCTACCCCAGTACATACGCCTCACCGAAGAGCCCGCCAAAGACAAGCTTCTCGCCGACCGTGAAGATGAGCAAATAGCCACCCTCTTCCCCAAAGTAGGTATATCAGTCGTTCAAGACGAAACCTTCTTTGTCGAAGTCAAAAAAGAAGCCGAATAAAAGCCCTTAGTTTTTAGTTGTTAGTCATTAGTCCTTAGCTATCAGTTATCTACTAATACTAACAACTATTAAACTAACAATTATGCAACTAAAACCCAAAAACATTGCGAAATCCTTAATAAGAGCTTAGTCGGACAATACTCGGAGCTATGTCGGAGCTATGTCGGAGCTATACCCTGAAAAACCAATTATCAAATTCGCAATAAAAACAAAGAAAATATAACAATAATGCAAATACACACAAACCCCACCAACAAAGCAAAAACATAAAGTCTTTAAAAGAATAATCACACCACACACTTTGGCAAACTTTAAGAGTTTGACAAAGTTCATTACTATTAAATATTAAACATTTAAAAATGAAAAAAGAAACTACAATAAAACCCCACCAAATACGTATCCTGCAAACCCTTTTAAGCAAGCGTTTCACCAACCGAGAAGCCCGTCTGCACTTCGTATGCAGCTTTATCGGGCGAGAGCTCCCCAGTACCAAGAACCTCACCGAAGACGAGTTTTTCACCCTTGCCGAGTACCTTGGTTATAAGTTTGAAATGCACGCCTTTTTTGATGCCCAA